GTTAGCAGAACTAACTGGTGGTGCAGTATCACAAAGTGGTGGATCAAATCTATCAGCACTAGGTAACGAATTGTTATCAAGTGGTAAGATTGAAAGCGTATATGGCTGTATGGTCATGTTCACTACATTCTTACAAAGTGCAACTCGTACTATCGTAGGAATCGCAGGTCAGCCTGTTCTAGTAGGTGCATATCTTGGTGACAGTGCAGTATTCACTGTTCTTAAGGAAGGTCTACAGATCAAGTCAGGTGAAGTCCCTGGTGGTCTCCAGATGTGGTTAACTGGCGTGGGCTATTTCGGCTCAGGCGTTGGTGACCTTCGTCGTGGTGGTGCAGTAAACATCCTACAAAACTAATAGAGGACTAGTAAAATGTCAGTACCATATCAGCGAATTAGTAATGCAACAGTAAAAGATATTATCTTTTACGATCCTGCTGCTGAACGCCGTGCTGCTCAAATGCAAATTAACTGGGATGACTACTTTCATGTAGGCAGCCAGGAAATATTGTATCAAATGGAGTTCGGCTGGTGGCAGAAGTATTGCGATACTGTTATTGGTGCTTATTATTATACTAATCTTCCTAATGGTGCATTAATCAGTAGTTTTAATCCAAACCTCTTGATTAAGAATGACCAAACATTAATACGCCTAGATACATTCAAAGCGGTAGAAGTGTTTTACGAAAGCATTGTAACTGATCCATCTAACGTAAATGAGGTTGATCAGGCTAACTATGCTCACGCAACACGCAGATATCAGGCTGAATGGCAAAAGGCCATACAATTAATGAATTGGTATGATTTGTTCCAAGATGCTCCAGAAGGTCCAACCACAAAGTTGGAAGAAAACTGGACAGCAGATGTGGATTATTTCAATAATGATCGTAGGTACTTCTAATGTCATTGCCACTTGTAACTAAAACTGAGATATATGAATACTTGTATGCTGTGTGTTCTCGTTTGAACCCACCCGTAGATGTACTCACAACATATCCTAGTATTGGTGACAATGTTGCTTATGGTGTTTATATTAACGGCATCAATGCTGTTAGTCGTGCACCATATAAATTAGGTTTACAGCCATGCGGTAGTGTTTATATTGTAACAGACGAATTTTATTTGATGTTCGTCAGTTTTCAAAATGATCCTAACGCAGGCGCAGTAACCGAAGCAATACAAACAATGATAGAAGATAGTGATCTATGGTCAGGATACCATGAAGTAGATTTCACAAACAATATCACATTCGGGTCAAGAAATAAAATTAGAACTTATGTCATTAGTGCAAAAAGGATTAATTTTAATATAACTGCCACAAACTAAAGGAGATACCAAAATGGCAAGAATAACAGTTAATGAAACAGGTACACATCCATTAGTACTATTATCAACAACTATAGGTAACACTACACAGTTGGAAGATGGTAATATTTCTAGTGCAAATGTGCTATCAGTTACTTGCTTGCAGGATATCACTATTACATCAAGCACAGGCATCTACAGTTATGTAGACTTCTGTTCAAAAGATATCAATAAACTAACTACTCCAGCAGACAACGAAATCAGCATGAACATCGTAATTGATCCAACTGCTTATTTCGGCGCTAATGTCGCAAATGCTGGTGCAAGTAATAAGGGTATTGCATATCTTTCACAGAACAAAGTACCATGCCAGTTCTTGGTTGTATGGAACTATGATGCAAGCGTTGCAAACGTTAGCGGTGGCAACATCGCCAACCTAAGCAATGTATACTACAGTTCAGGCACAGGCTACATTAGTAGTCTTGCTCCAACTGCTGCACCAGATGCTCCGGTGTTCGTAACACCAATCAGCATCGCAGTAGACGGAACTATGTATACTGCAAGTAGCGATAGCATCTAAGATGCTACTGTAAAAGCAAACAAGGAAGAGAATGGAAACATTCTCTTCCTTTAATTATAGGTGCACAATGAGTGAAGCATGGCTAAAAACAAGTGAAGAAAAATTGCGTAGCCTTATTGCTGATGAAGCAAAAGTGTTACCAATGCTAAACAATATGGAAGCAACGATACGCCAAATGAAAGCAAAACAAGCATTTCGTGTAGCGTTACTCAATCAATTACTAGAAGAACACTATGATAAATTCGCTGGTAATTAAATAAATATATGTGAACAATTAATTTAAGGAGAAACAAATGAAATTATCACAAATCTGTTCAGAACCACAACTCGTAGAAGTTACATTAGATGATAAAGAAACTGTAAAACAGTATGGCGAAGCCATATCATTTTACACATGGGATCGTCAGCCTATGGAAATTTTTATGAAGTTGGCAAATACTGATCAAAAAAATACAGGTGAATTAATTAATGTTGTAAAAACATTAATTTTAGACGAAGAAGGTAAGCAAGTTCTTACTGATAAAAATATGTTACCAACCAATGTATTGATGAAAGCAATTGCCAAGGTTGTTGAACAGTTGGGAAAATAACAAATGATACCATCGACCCAGAAAGTGCTAAGATGGTGTCTATTTTACAAGTAGATAGCCTTGGAAAAAGGTATGGGCTTTTACCAAGCGAAATATTAAGTAGAGGGAATACATTTGACCTTTATGTTATGGATGCTGCAATGACGTTTGAACATTTTCATATGAAAAAAGCAGAAAACAAAGGTAAAATTCCAACAGAATTTTACAGCGAAGAACAGTTAACAAATATTATGAATAAGGCAAAGCAATGAAAATTGACGTAAAAATTACAGGTAATATGAAACAAGTTTTTCAGCATATGAAAGATGAGTTAAGAGAATTGCCTGAAAATGCTTATAAAGAGTTTGTAAAAAATACGCCTGTTCGTAATGGTTATGCTAGACGTAATACTAGACTTAAAAATAAATCAATACAAGCCGATTATCCTTATGCTGGTAAATTGGATCAAGGATATAGTAAACAAAGTCCAGACGGTATGACTAATCCTACTGAACAATTTATAGAAAAAGAATTTATAAAAATAATGACAGGAAAGAGATAAAATGGCAACAGCAACTACAAATGTTCAGTTAAATGTAACTGGCAATGCTCAACAGCAATTACAAAAAATACAAAAGCAAGTTGATGGATTAGGTAGTGCATTTGGCAAATTAAAAAATATAGTTGGTGGTTTAGCAATTGGTGCATTAGTTACCAATATGTTTCGTGCTGCTGACGCTATTACAGACTTAGCAGATGCTACAAATTTAAGTGTATCAAGCATATTAGCACTACGTCAAGCATTTCAATTAAGTGGTGGTGATGCTGAAGGTGCAGAAACAGCCATATTAAAATTAACTGGTAGCATACAAGAAGCCGCTGATGGTAATGACAATTTAATTGAGGCTTTTGAAAAGGTAGGTGTCAGTTTACAAGATTTAGGTACATTAAGCGAACAAGAAATTACCAATAAAGTCATTAAAGGTCTAGGACAATTAGGTAACGGCGCAGAAGCAGTCGCTATTAAAATGTTACTATTGGGCAAAAATGCTCGTAGTTTAGATGTTAAAAAATTTGCAGATCAATATAATTTATTAGGCAAATCACTAAAGGATACTGAACCAGGATTAAAAGCAGCAGGTCAAATATTTGACAACTTGCAAAAATTTAAAGGCGATTTTGGTGCTGCTCTTGCTAAACAATTTAGTGGATTATTAACTACACTTGAAAAATTAACAAGCAATACAGAAAGTTTAGCAGAATCGTTAGCACAAGTAGTTAAAATTTTAGCATTAGCAGGTACTGCATATGTAATATTTGCTAAAATATTACCAGGCATGAAAACTTTAGGTGATGCACTATTTGGTGGAGGTAAAAACGCTAAATTCTTTGGCAACCAAATTCGTTATATCATAATGAATATAAAATCATTGCCAAAAAATATTGCAGCATTTGTATTAAGTTTAGTTGGATTAAAAGATATATTAACATCTACTGCTGGTCGCGCAGGCGGCATAAAAAGTTTATCAGCCGCATTATTAAATTTATTAAGAATAGGTTATAGATTTGCTGGTCTAGCAGCAATTATTGGTACTGTAGCAACTGCTTTAAATTTTTTAATAAAAATGATTACTGGGTTCGATGTACTGGATTGGCTTGGCGAGAAATTAAGTAAAGTTATTGACAAATTTAAAGAATTTGCTGGCCTATTATTGGCTGGTGATACCAATTACTTTAAGGATACAGCCGAAGATGTAGAACTTACAGCAGATATGCTAGAAGAAGTTACAAGTGAGGCGGCTAATACACGCGATAGATTAAAAGGAATTCGTGAAGAAAATGAACGATTTATAAAATCTGTTCAAGACGTTACAAAAGCCTATAAAGAGCAAAATGCAGAAACATTACAAAGTTTAGGTAATGATATCAAATATCTGTCAATGACAGAAGAACAGATTGCGTTGGATAAAAATCGTATTGCTTTACATAAAGAATTTTTAAGTGTTCTTGATGAATTAGGTAAGAAACGCGAAGAAGCATTAGCAGATCCTAGCAAGAGAAGTTCTGGCGTTGTAGAACAAATTGACGCTGAAATTAAAAAAGTACAAGAATCAGCAGTTGTTACACAAACAGAAAGTGCCAAAAAGATTAAGGCATATTATGCCGAAGTTGCTGCTCTAAAGGATGTACAAAATGCTATTGAAGATCAAGCAAGAGCATTTACACAAGCAGAAAAATTACAAGACTTACAAGATCAATTATCATTAATTGGGTTGTATGGAGAAGAATTAGAAAAACAAAAAGTTATATTGGAAGCAGAAAAAGCATTACGTGAAGAAATGCAAAGACTTTCAATAGACCTATTACATCTAGAATCAGAACGTGCTAGAATTGGCGAAGAAGCATATAACAAAGAACGTGCAAGAATTGTTCAACAAATGTTGGATACTAAGGCATTAAGTGAAGCCAAAATTAAAGCATACGAAGAAGAACAAGCAAAGAAATTAAAAATTGATGAAAGTTATGCTGAAGGCGCTACAAGAGCAATGAAAGATATTGCCGAACAATTTAAACCAATTAATATGGCACAAGAAGCAGTGCAAAAAGGTTGGAGCAGAATTAGTGATGCAATTGACACATTTGTTGATACAGGTAAATTTAAATTTTCTGATTTTGCAAGATCAGTTATTGCAGATTTAGCCAAAATGATTGCAAAGGCATTAATATTTAAGGCAATCAGTGCAGCGTTAGGGGCATTTGGATTAAAACTTCCTGGCATGGCTGAAGGTGGTGATGTTAAATCGGGTAAAGCATATCTCGTTGGTGAAAAGGGTCCAGAAATTTTTGTACCTCCAGGTGCAGGTAAAATAGTACCTAATAAAGATTTACAAGGTAATGGTAAAGGATCAAATAATGTAGCAGCACCTGTCACTAATAATTACAATACATATAACATTAGCGCACTTGATGCTAAATCAGTAGCACAAATGTTTGCTGAAAATCGTAAGGCAATATTTGGAGCAAACAAAATGGCAGAGCGTGAAATGAGTTACGCTGGAGCAAGATAATGGCAGCAGGATTACAAAACATAATTGACAAAGCAAGTGCTTTAACAATAGATCGACGTAAGGTCGTTGGCGTACAAATTACACGCAACGAAATACCAAGAACTAGCCTTACACCAACTCGTCAGCCATGGCGTTTTAAATTAACTATGCCAAATAGTTTACGCTATTACAATAGTCGTGACATATTGGAAGCATTGGATACAATTGATAGATATACACCACAACTTGTTACGTTCAGTAACAATAGTTGTTTAAGTTGGATATTTCGCTATCAGGGTAGCATGACGCAATCACAAATTAATAATTTAACAGTAAGTAGTTTTGTTGGTAATCAATTAGTATTAAGTGGATTACCCGTAGTAGCAAGTTCAACAATTTTATTTAAACCAAACGATTTAATACAGATTGGAGCACACACATATCCATTTACAAGCACTACGCAAGTATTACGTGGTAGTGCTAGCACAGTTACAATTACAACAAACAGACCAAACATTATTACAGGTTCAGTTGTTGGTGATGGATTAACAGTTGGTAATGATTGTGAATTTTATATGTTTTGTCCAAACATGCCTACATATAAATTAACACCTGGTGGTTATGTAGAAAGTAATGGAACAACAATCAATAATGCATTAATAGAATTTAGTGATGATTTTGAACTATATGAATGGGTAGGTACAGCATGACACAAAGTATACCTGCAGTTGCTAATAATGCAACACAAATTAATAATGCTGAATTTGTTAAGGTTACAATCTTTAACGAATATCCCTATACAGATGCAGCAAATGTATCAGCCAATACTACCTATATTATTAAAACAAGTGGCAATACAAATTGGACTGCAATAGGTGCAAGTAGCAATAGTGTTGGCACATTCTTTACAGCAAATAGTGCTGGTACAGGTAATGGCACAGCAGCCAATGTTACTGTATTAACTTTTAGCAGCAGTTACAAAGATGAAGTAATTAGTGGTAACACATATAATGCATTAGGTGGTTTATTAAGTGTAGGTAGCCAGACTCGTAACCTACGCGCAACAAGTGGGGAAACAATTATAGCATTAAGTGGCATA